CCACCGAGAAGCTGGCTTTCTGGAATGCCACCCCGGCCGCCCAGCAGGTGCTTGCCACCGGAGCCGGAAAGACGGTGGACGAGGTGATTACCTTCCTGCAAAGTCTCGGTCTTTGTAGGCAATCGTGAGGGAGGCAATAGTGAGGGAGCTTCGCGTCAGCCGCTTCGAGGCGACCGTCGTCGTGGACGTGCTGGAGGACGGCCGGAAGGTGGGGGAGACGTTCATCGGCCCGACCGCTGACGAACAGCCGCCCATCTTCCGCTTCTACGACTTCCAGGCGCTGACCGAGTGGGTCGAGAAGTTCCCAGGGCTGCTCGCCTCGCTGAACGGCGGTTCGGACGGCGCCTGATGGGCGACCTGATCTACCTGGACGACTACCGCAAGTCGAAGAAGCGGTACGCCGCCGCTCGTCGCCGCGCTCGCATCATGCGCGAGAAGCGCGCCCAGTCGGGCTCGAACCACACGGTCACCTGGACGCCCGACGGCCAGCCGATCATCACGAAGACGTGAGCTGGTACATGGGGAGGCGCGAGCCGAGGGGTGGCCCGCGAGGCGTCCGAGGCGACCATCGCTTCTATCGCTGGCACCAGCGGCTCGACCGGCAAAGGGCGCTCTGGAGTAACTGGAGGTACTGAACCGGCGGGGCGTGGCGATACTAGCCCCACATGGCGATCGCGAAGGTCTACGGGCTCCACGCGCGCGACCAGTACGGCTCGACGGCAGCCGACCGGATCGAGTGGGTGGCGAACACGATCAAGACGGCGCTCACCACGTCGTCGCACACGATCGACCAGGACACCCACGACTTCTTCGCGGACATCACGAACGAGATCACGGGCACCGGCTACACGGCCGGGGGCGTGACGCTCGGCGGGAAGACCCTCACCTACGACACCGGCACGGACGAGGCCCGCCTCGACGCGAACGACGCCCAGTGGACTTCCTCCTCGTTCACCGCCGCCCAGGCTCACACGTACAAGGACACGGGCGCCGCGGGCACCTCCCACCTGATGAGCTACGTGGACTTCCAGGGGAACGAGACAGTCTCGTCCGGAACGTTCACGATCCAGTGGGCCACGAACGGCGTCATCGTCCTGGACGTGACGTAGGCTGATGGGCATGGGCGACGAGCGCAGAGACGTGACGGTTCGAGCGCCAGCCGCGCGCGCGGGCGGCTCCGCCCCGGCCCCTGGCGCGGGCATCTACCTGCCGAACCTAGCGGGCGAGCCCGCCGCCTTCGTCGGTCGCGAGCCCGAGCTGAAGGCGGCCGACAACAGCGACCTCGTGGTGGAGCTGGCCCGCGACGTGAAGCGGCTGGAGGCGGAGAAGCAAACCCTCCAGATCGCTTGCTCGACCATCAGCACGGCCGCGGTCGCGCTCGCCATGATCCTCGCCGAGGCGGGCGTCCAGTCCGCACCTGGCGAGGTGCTGATCCCGCAGGAGTTCATCGAGAAGGCCACCGACGCCCGCATCGCCCTGGACGAGCACCCGTCAGGCGTCCGCGTCCGGATCTCCACCCGTGTCGAACGCGACTTCGCGATCGGAGACTGAGATGCCCCTCTACCACGTCAAGATGAAGAACGAGGACGGCACCGAGTTCCGCGACATCGAGCTGGCGGCCGAGGACGAGGACGAGGCGAAGTTCATCTGCGAGTCGCAGGCGCGCGCTCTGGCGGCCGAGGACGGCTCGAAGCCGTACACGTTCGTCGGCAAGCCGAAGGAGATCAAGTGAACCGGATCCTCAACCCGCGCACCGGCCGCCCGTTCGGCGACCCCTCCGCCGAGGGGATCCTCTCCGAGCTGAGCCCGCTCGACCAGCCCGTCGAGATCCCGCCTCACATCGCCGACCTGCTGGAGAAGGCGAAGCTCCGGCCGGGCAAGCTCGGCCCGAACGCGAGCGCCGTCTCCTGGCGCGACGTTCTCACGCCGCGGCGGGTCGTTACCGCCGACAGCGCCCAGGTCCTGAACACGACGACCGAGACGATCATGGTCCCGGACTTCACGTTCGCCGCGGACGCGCTCGAAGCTGGGGACGTGTTCAAGTACACGATCTTCTTCGACCTCTCGACGGTCATCACGACGCCGGGCACCGTCACGTTCCGTCTCCGCTGGGGCGGCGTCGGCGGCACCGCTCTCGCCGCGTCCGGCGCGATCGCACCCGACCCGACAGCCGCCTCCACCGACATCGTGGGGATGGTCGAGTGGTACTTCGTGGCGCGCACCCTGGGGGCGACAGGATCCGCTTACGCCTTCGGCCGCGTCGAGATGGGAGGCGACCACGACGACGCTTCTGCGACGGCGCTGAAGGGCAACCTCGATATGCGGATGATGCCGACCGTCTCCGCCGCTGCCGTCACGATCAACACGACGACCGCGAACGCGCTGAGTCCGACCGTCCAGTTCTCCGTCGCGACGGCGACGACCCAGCTCACCGGCCTCCTCGCGATCCTCGAATCGCTGAACTGAGGCAGGCCAGCTGGTGCTGGCGCCTCTCCCTCGCAGGGCCGCCTGGTGAGAGCGCCCGGGGCTCAGCAGTTCGGTCGTCCTCAGCCCGGCGAGGTGGTGCGGAAGACCAAGCACGTCGATCTGCCTCTGCCCGTGTTCGTAGGACAGACGGCGGGCTACCTCGGCGCCTCCGACCAGTTCGACTGGGGCGACACCCTGGCGGTGACGCCGTGGGTGCTCGCCTCCCGCTACGGCACCTGCCAGCTCGACACGCTCAGCTTCTTCTGCCGGGACCCGCAGGGCGGCCAGGTGCGGCTGAGCCTGTGGACGGACGACGGCGGTACGCCGCCTAACTCGAAGCCGGGCACGCTGATCGCGGAGACGGCGGCGCATACGCTGACGCAAGGCTGGAACCACGTCCCGCCGATAACGAGGCCGTTCATCGCGCCGCAGCGGCTGTGGATCGGCGTCAACCTTTCGTCGGACAGCATCCGCTTCCAGGCGAGGCTCGGCTCCGAGCGCGGAAACAGTGTCCGGTACGTGGCGCACTCGTTCGGGGCCGCCCCGGGCACCTGGCCTGGAGGCGACACCCGGATCGCCGACCAGAACTGGTGCGCGTACGCCACGCTCAGCTCGCAGACGCGAACGAGGCCGCCCGACCCGCCCGCCCCTCAGATGCCTCCCGCCATCGCGGGGCTCGGCTACCACCTCGTCTTCCAGGACGAGTTCGACTGGTTCGACCGGCGCCACTGGACGAATCAGGTCCACTGGGACGGATGCGCCCAGGAGGACGCGCAGTTCTGCGAAAACTCGATCCTGAAGCTGGTCAGCAGGCAGACGGACGGCTACGACCACGCGGGCGGCAACTACTACGTGAACGGGTGGCCTAACAACTACATCGACACGCTTGGAGTGCCGGGCCTCGACACGCTCCGGTACGGCTACTACGAGTGCCGGATGCGGTCCACCGACACGAACGCGAGCTACCCGGCGTTCTGGTTGATCGAGTCCGACTGGGAGAAGTCGGAGGGCGATGTGGGCACCTGCCCCACCCCCGAGCTGGACGTGGTGGAGCTGTGGGGCAACGACTGGCCGAACGCCTACTCCGGGACCGTCCACTCGAACACGGCCGGGGGCGAGTCTGGGTCGCCCGGACCCTGCTCGGGCTCGGGCTTCAACGTGCAGAGCCCGGACTCGTTCAACGGCGACGTGGGCTTCCCGACGATCGGCCAGTGGCACACCTACGCGGCCCTGTGGGAGCCCGACCATTGCACTTGGTACGTGAACGACGTGGAGATGTACGACCTCGCGATAGGTGCGGGCACCGACTGGGCCTCGTTCGACGGCGCGAACATGCACGTCATCTGTTACATCTGGCCGTGGCAGGGCGGAGAGCTGTCGGGGCCGCCGACGCCCGGCGTCACCGCTGCGGAGGTGGTGTCCGAGTTCGACTGGGTGCGCGTATGGCAGCTCTGAGCTACCCCGTGCCGATCTGGCTTCCGCGCCGCAGGCGGATCGTCACCCCGGGCGAGTGGCTTCGCGAGAAGGCCGAGGAGCGCCGCCACGAGCGTGAGCAGGCGATCTCTCGGGCCATCGCCTTCGAGGGCTCGATCGCCACGCCGGTCACGGACACCGCTTCGATCACAACGAATGCCGTGGCGCCTGTCGGGCGGATCCACGTAGTAGCCGTCTGGAACGACCCGACGGCCACGCTGACGGGCGCGAGCGGAGGCGGCCTCACCTGGGTCGCCGACCATCAGGACGTGTGGGCGGCCATTGACGACAACATCGGGTTCCTGTCGGCCGACGCCCCTGCCGGGCTCGGGTCGGGCGTGACGATCACCCCGACGTTCTCGGACTCCGTGGACTTCGGGCCGGGGCTCTGCGCGTTCGCGTTCTCGGGCCTGGAAGGCGGCGCGTCCGGCTACCTCGACGGGACGCCACCCGCCGACGTAGAGGACTTCAACGAAGCCTGGTTCACGAACGACATTGTGACCACGAACCCCGACTGTGTTCTGCTGGCGTGCTCGTCGTCGGATGCGGCCTCGCACGCGCCGATCGCGAACTACCCCGAGGTGGTCGGCGACTTCCTTTCCGAAGGGGCAAACCGGATGGTCGTCGTCTACCGGATCGTGTCGGCGGCGGCCACCTACAACCCGGGTGGCGACTGGGGGACGCTCAGCTTCCAACACAACACGGGGCTCGCCTACAAGGCGGCGGCCGAGCAGGCGGAGGCGGGAGGCTACAACCGGCGGTTCCCGCTGTTCCGGGGGGCGCGAGGCTAGATGGCGTTCCCGTCCGTCAACTCGGTGAACCCGACCTCCGATAGCGCGACGGGTGGCGCCGCTACGAGCGGCTCGACAATCGCAACGTCGCACTCGGTCGTCATGCCCGCCACCGTCGATGAGGGCGACCTGCTGATGGTGTTCGGCCGCTGCTCCGACGGCGGGGTTGCCGTGTCCGTGACCGGGGGCGGCTGGACGATCATCCAGGACCAGTCCGACGGCTCCGACGACGTGGCGTTCTGGATGTACCGCGATGCTCTTGCGGACGGGAGCGAGGCCGGAACGTCGATCACCGTCGAGCATGACAACGCGAGGCTGTCCGCCACCTCCTACGCCATCAGCGGCGCAGAAGACCCGGCTGTCCAGCCGCCAGAGAGTTCGACGGTCGCCACGGGGAGTTCCACCACGCCGGATCCGACGACCTGCACGCCCACGGGCGGGGCGAAGGACTACCTGTGGTTCTGGTTCGGCTCCTGGGAGGGAGAGCAGACCCTTAGCAAGACGGCCGCGACGAACTACGCCGATCGCGCCGACGTGTCTACCGGCACGGCTGGGGCCATCACTAACAACAACCAGCATAAGACGGGAGATCGGCAGCTCAACGCGGCGTCGGAAGATCCCGGGTCAGTCACCATCTCCGCCACGGACGACTGGACGGCCTGGGCGGTCGTCGTCCATCCGGCAGCGCCGCCTCCGCCGGTGCCGACCGTCGCCCCGACGCCTCCTCCTCACCACCTGTTCCGGGTGCCTGGCGGCCCGCGGATGTTCCGTGTCCTCCAGCCGCCGCAGGGCGAAGAATTCACCCAGGACGTGGACATCATCGCTCCGGCGGCGCTCATCAGCTCGCCGGGGGCCACGCCGGTGCCGGAGGTGCGTGTCGAGCCGAGCCCGGCGCTCGTCTTCTACACCCCTGCCGCCCCGCTGGTGCTGCTGGAGAGCCTGTTCATCGACCTGAAGACCCAGCAGTTCCTGATGTTCGGCCCGGCGGGGCTCCGGAAGATGACGTTCGCGATCGAGCCGTTCGCGCCGACGGAAGCCCCGGACGACGCGACCGTCGTCAGCCCTGCCGCCATCATCAACGCCCCCGGGGCGAACCCGGTCCCGGAGGTGCGTGTCCTCCCCTCGGCCGCGCTTGCGCTCTACACGCCGGGAGCGCCGACGCCGCTCGTAACCGTCCTGCCGGGGGCCGCCGCCATCCTCGCGCCCGGCGCGACCCCGGTGCCGGAGGTGCGCGTCGAACCGGCGGCTGGCCTCATCGCCGCTTCCGCCACGGGAACGCCCGCCGTGACAGTCGAGGCGGGCGCGGCGACCATGCTCTACACGCCTGGGGCTCCGACCCCCGAGGTGCGCGTCGAACCGGGAGCCGCGACCGTCCTTTACTTCGCGTCGGGCATCGGCACCGGCGAGAAGGAGCCCACCTTCTACGACCTGCGGGCGCGCCAGTTCCTTCTGCTCGCGCCGGGCTTCCGGTTCAAGATGCTGCCGCAGAAGACGCGGGCGCTCCTCGGAGACACGACCGTGCAACCTCCAGCGGCCACCTTCGCGGCTCGCGCCGACGCACCCGTCCCGGAGGTGCGCGTCGAGCCGGGCGCCTCCACGATCCTGTTCTCCCTCGGCGCTCCGACCCCCGAGGTGCGCGTCGAACCGTCGGCGGGCATCATCGTCGCCTCCGCCACCGGGACGCCCGCTGTGACGGTGACGCCTGGCGCCGCGACCATGCTCTACACGCTGGGCGCCCCAGTCCCGGAGGTGCGGGTCGAGCCTGGCGCCGCGACCGTCTTCTACGTCGCCTCGGGCCTCGGGACCGGCGAGAAGGAGCCCAGCTTCTTCGACCTGAAGGTGCGGCAGTTCCTCCTGTTCGGTCCGGGAGGCAGACTGAAGATGCGTCCGTCGGGGACGCGGCAGCTCACGGGCGACCGCCTCGTCCAGCCCCCGGCCGCCACCTTCGCCGCACGAGCCGACGCGCCCATCCCCGAGGTGCGAATCCTGCCGGGCGGGGCGATCGTCTCGATCCCCGGCGCTGCACCGACTCCGCAGGTGTCCGTCCTGCCAGCGGCTGCGACGGCGCTCGCGCGCGCCGACGCCCCCGTCCCGGAGGTGCGCGTGCTTCCGGCTGCCGCGACCGCCCTCTACCTCGCGACCGGGGTGCCTGCCGTCTCGGTCGTCCCGGCCGCCGCGACCATCCTCACGATCGCTGGGGCTCCGATCCCGGAGGTGCGCGTCCTGCCGGACGCCGCGCTCGTCCTCTACGCGCCTGGCGCCCCGTCTATCGACACCGGCGCCGATAACACCGTCATCGTCCCTGTCGCGCGCGTCGTCGCCACCTCGACGGGAGTGCCCGAGATTAGCGTCCTCCCGGCCGCTGCCACGCTCCTAGCCCAGGGGGCGGCTCCGGTGCCGGAGGTGCGGATCCTGCCGCCAGCGGGGCTTACAGTGGCGCTCGCCACCGGGACGCCCGAGGTGGCGATCGTCGCTCCGGCCGCCATCGCGCTCGCGCTCGGGCTCGCGCCCATCCCCGAGGTGCGCGTCACCCCGGCCGCGGCGATCATCCTGCACCGGGCTCCGACCATCACCATCGGCGGCAAGCCGGTATTCCTCCCGCCCACCGGCAAGCTCACGTTCGGCAACCGGCCCACCGGCGGCGGGCTCACACACGGCGAAAGCCCCGGCGACATCGAGGAACGTCCGGAGCCCAGGGGTACTCTGCGCTGATCCCGTGAGCGAAGTCGTGGACATCGCCCTCCCGTTCGGCGAGGATCGCTCCTTCTTCGCAGGCCCGTTCATGCAGGAAGACGGCTTCGGCGTCGAGCAGCCCGTCGATCTCCTGGCGGGCGGAACGAAGATGTGGTTCACGGTGAAGGCGCACCTGTCCGACACCGACCTCCAGGCGATCATCGCGAAGACGGAGGCGGCCGGGATCACTCTCGACCTGCCGGTGACCCCCGAAAACAACTTCGCCACGATCGAGGTGAACGCCGTGGACTGGCCCGCCGACTATCCCGGCCCGATCCTCTACTACGACATTCAGCTGAAGCACTCCGGCGAGATCACGACGCCGTTCCGCGGCATCGTCCGGCTCGCGCGCGGCGTCACCCACGCGACCTCGTGACCGCCATCGACCCCCGGACGGATCTCACGCTCCGGGAGATGGCAGCCCGGGAGGCGGAGGAGCGTCTCGGGCGCAACCTCACGACCGGCGAGCTGCACCTCGACATCATCGGCTGGGGCCGCGACCTGGACGAGGGGAAGGCCCAGCTGGCGGAGGCGATCCAGGCCGAGCTGAACCGGGCGATCCGCGCGCTCGTGGCGGGGAAGGGCAACGACAGCCTCCGCATCACCCCGGCGATGGAGGACGCGCTGGTCGAGCTGTACGAGAAGGGCGTCGAGCACGCGCGCCGCGAGCAGGAGAGCATGGGGCTCCGTGCGTTCGCCGAGGATGACGACGAGGAGCCGCGAGGCGTCCACGGGATCATGGACTACGTGAACCGGCGCCAGGCCCAGGGGCTGCCGGTCGCTGACAAGTTCCTCCGGCTCGTCCCGTTCCTGAGCCGCCTGTACGGGATGATGCGGGCGATCGAGGAGCGGATGCGGAAGGAGGCGCTCGTGCTCGACTTCGGCGCCATGACCCAGGGCCGTCTGTTCGAGATCCTGGAGCGGAAGGTGCCGGGCGCCACAGACGCGGCAGGCCGGATCGTGTCGGGCGCCATGACCTCCGGGCTCGGGAAGACGTGGGAGGAGTACCCGGGCATCCTGGCGTGGCAATACTCGGCGGTGATGGACGGCGCCACCTGCGCCGTCTGCCGGGCGGAGGACGGCCGTGTCTTCCAGACGATCGGCGCTGCGTTCCAGGTGCTGCCGAACTTCGGGCCGAACCCCCTCTGCTACGGCGACGGGCGCTGTCGCTGCCGACTGGTGCCCGTCCCGCCGAGCGAAGCGGACGAGGCGGAGGTGGGCGGCAGGCCGCCGGAGGCTAGGACGCTGGCCGCCCTCGCTCGACGGCGCGAAAACGAGGTGGACGAGCGTTACGCCGGGGACGGCTCGGGCACCCAGCCGTGGAAGACGCGGCTGGACGAGACTTCGAGCGAAGCTCTCGCCGACATCGACAAGGCGATCGGCGGCCCGCTCGTGTGGGAGGGCCGCCCGGCCGCACCCATCGAGATCAAGTGGGGGAAGGAGGGCATGGCCGACGACGAGACGATCGCCATGTTCCGCTACTCGTTCTCCGGGCTGAGGATGCCGGACGTGCAGGTAAACCCGGAGAAGGGCTACGACCGCGGGCCGGTCGGGCTCCGCCAGGACCTCGTTCACGAGTTCGGCCACTACCTCGATGTCGTCTTCTTCGGCCGGGCGAAGCGGCGCTACTCCGGGGAGTACGGCGGCTCCGTCCTCCAGGCGTTCGATCCGCTGCCGGGCGACGAGCCGCCGGTGGCGCGGGAGAGGCTGCACGAGCTGATGGAGCTGATCGACGCGACGGAGGCGAGCGCGCGGCTCCGCTCGATAGCCTCGGGGACACCCGTCGAGGGCTTCAGCCTCGACCGCTCCACGTACTTCGCGAACTACATGCTCCGCCCGCGCGAGATGTTCGCCCGCGCCTTTACCCAGTGGGTCGCCTGGGCGGCCGAAGACAAGGAGCTGATGGGCAGCGTCCGCGGCACCCGCAACCGCTACGACGACTTCGACGTGCCCTGGTACTGGAACGACGACGAGTTCTTCGAGATCGCCCAGGCATTCGACAGGCTGTTCCGGGAGGCCCGCGGGCTAAACTGACGGCATGGAGATGATCGACCTCGACAAGGCAACCCGGCGGCTCGTCTCCCCCGACGACCCCGACTACGGCCATGTACGCCAGTCGCTCGCGATCGCGACGAAGCAATCGGCTGGCGACATCGCGATCCTCGACGCGCGTGGCAGGCGCGAGCGTGAGAAGCCGCAGACCTACCGGGAGCTGAAGGAGGATGCCGAGCGACTGGGGGGTTGAGGTAGACGGGATCGAGGAGAACCAGCACCGCCTCGATCTCCTCTCCACCATGCTCCTCGACCTGCGACCGTTCTGGCCCAGGCTCACCACCCTGTTCGTCTCCTGGATGGGCCGCCAGTTCGAGACGGAGGGCGCGTTCCTCACCGACCCGTGGGCGCCCCTGACGCCCGACTACGCGGCCCGCAAGGCGCTGAAGCATCCGGGCAAGGGGATCCTGGTGGCGGAGGGCGACCTGAAGCGTGGCGCGACGACGCCGAGGCGCGAGCAGAGCCCGTCCTCGATCACGTTCATCCTCGGCTGGGTGAAGCGCGGCCAGTCGCTCGACCCGAAGTGGCACCACCGCGGCGAGGGTCACAACAGGCGCCGCCCGCTGATCGGGACAGCCTTGCCGGATGAGGCCCAGCTGGAGTTCGACCAGGCGCTGGAGGACTACGCCGAGGATATGCTCCAGCGTCTCGGGTTCCGCGGTTAGACTGCGCGCAATCCGTCGGAGCGCAAGCTGACGGAGGGGGATGTCGCTACGACATCGGAGGAGCCCCGCGCCACCACGCCGGGGCTCCCTCTATTTCGGGGGCCGAGCCCGGTGCTATAGTCGCCGGGCGAGAGGATGGACCCACAGGCCGGGAGCGTTGCCGCAAGCGCCAGCCCGGGCTTCACAGCACCCTCCTCTCGTATCCCCCCGAAGCCCCGGGCTCACGCAGAATCGGCTGCCGCAGGCCGATGAGCCTGGGGCTTCCCTCTGCCTAGCCGGTCTACCCCGTAGGCTCCCGCCCTAAGCCTGGCCGTTCACCTTCGTCCGGCCGGGCCAGGAGCCCCGTCGTTGGCCGCAGCGGTGGGGCTCCGATCTTCCGGCGATACTTCCCGCATGGGTGACTTCTCCGGTGAGGACATCACCGACGCCGCCATCGCCTCACTGAAGGCTCAGCTGCCCGCGGTTCTCGCCGTCATCAACGCGGCCCACGACGACTTCGAGATCGAGGCGCCCGCCGACCACGCCTACAAGGCGGGCGGCGACTTCCTCCACGAGAGCTACCCGCACATCGAGGTGGCTACCCCCGACGAGGACTTCATCGAGCCGGACATCTCGCTGGGCAGCTGGATCGGCGGCCCGCGCGTCGTGGTGCGCGCCACCCTCCAGGACTTCACCGCCGACGGCGGCGAGGCCCTCTACCGGAAGCTCCAGCGGCTCGCGCTCGCGATCCTGCGGACGCTCACGTACCCGGGCGCGTTCGGGCCGGGCATCACCGTCCTGCGCGCCGCGAAGCGCGTCCGGTTCGACCCGGAGGCCGGGGAGCATGAGACGGTCACCGGCGGCGTCCTCTGCCTGTTCCAGCTCCAGCGGGCCGTCACCCGTGACTAGCCTCCGCGCCGCTCGGCTGCGGTACAGGGCGCGCAGCTTCTTCGACCCGCGGCAGCCGCGTGACCGGCGCGGGCGCTGGACGGACACCGGCCTGGGCGCCCTCAACCGGCTCGTCACCCAGGACGAGGATGTCGTCTGGAAGGGCCAGTCGATGGGCACCGGCGCCCCCTTCCGCGGGACGTGGTTCGGGTGGGACTCGAACCCGATCTACCAGGACGAAAACGCCGGGACGAGCCCCGGCCAGAAGGGCGCATTCTGGAAGGCGTTTATCAACCTCGATACCGGCGAGATGGGCTCCCTCTGGTTCCCCGACAAGAAGACGGGGGCTCCGCACCACTCCGACGTGGCCGGGAAGATGTGGACCGACACGCAGACGGATGTCTACGAGGAGGGCGGCTGGAGCCCCATCGCGGGAAGCGGGCCGGAGTGGAAGATCGATGAGGACGAGTGGATCGGCGAGTCGCTCGATGAGGCCGCCGACTACCGGGCCTCCGAGCTGGTGGCCGACGAGCGCGCCGCCCGGGAGGCGGGCTACTACCTGGACGAGTGGACAGAGGAGGAGATCCGCGACGACATCCGCGCCGATATGGAGAAGGGCATCGCGCGCGAGGTGCGCCAGTACGCCCGCGATATGCGCTTCGTGGAGGAGGTGGAGCGCGAGAAGACGGGCGCGTTCAACCGGCTCTCCACGATCGACTCGGGGCCGGAGTGGGTGCCGAGCATCCCGATGCTGGCGCAGACTGTTGTGCCGGTGGACTGGCAGGTCGAGCAAGGCTATGCCGAGAGGCTGCCGAACATCGGGTTTCGGGCGGTGCCGTATGTACCTGCGCCGGGCGGTCGGACGGAGAAGGACGCGCTGCGGATGCTGCACCACTTCCTGACGGGCAGCACGGAGGGCTGGCTCGGCAACGCGCGGGGCGGGAAAGCGCAGCGCGACGAGATTGTGCGCGAGGGTATTGAGCGTTGGAGCAAGAAGAACGCCCCCGCGTTCAACCGCCTCGTCTCCGCCGACCCGGCCGAGTACCGCTGGAGCGGCGGCCCGAGCCCGTGGGGCTTCTCCGGGACGTGGTTCGGGTTCCCCGACGATGCCGAGGGGCCGACCTCCTCGATGGTCTACATGGACGACAAGGCGGGACCGTGGCGCACCGGCGAGGACGCCTTCTGGAAGGCGCTCTACTGGCCCGACGAAGATCGGTTCCTCCTCTGGTTCCCGAACCCGGACACGGGCTCGCCGCACCACCAGCACATGAGGGACCGCTACGTGAAGGAGCGTCTCGGCCCCGACGATCGGCGGGAGATCGGCAACCCCGAGGAGCTGATGGGCTCGGGCGCGAGCGAGTTTTCCGCGGCGAAGGCTCATCTGCCAGGCACCGGCAACAGCCGAGTCGAGAACGTCGCGTGGGTGAGCACTTGGCCGGGCGCCCCGAGCATGGACGAGATCTCCAAGATGAGCAACGAGGAGCTGGCCGCGGAGGCGGAGAAGATCCGCCTCGACCTCGACCAGCACCTGCGGAAGTTCCGGCGGGAGATGCGCGACGTGATGGAGCTGTACAAGGACCGCGCCTTCTTCGACCCGGACCAGCCTCGCGACCTGGAGGGCCGGTGGGTGCGCGTCAAGGTCCCCGGCGTCCCCGGCACCATCGCCGTCGATCCCGCCGACCTGCCGGAGTACGACCCGCTCTCGAAGGTGCTGAACACGATCCTCGACTCCGACTGGGCGGAGATCCACCTCGACCTGGAGAAGATCGCCGAGCGGTGGTGGGCTCAGTGGCTAGCCCTCCGCCGCGACTTGTACCAGCACCCGATCCGGACGCTGAGCAACCCCGGCCAAGCCGGGTCGCCCGCCTGGGAGGAGAACGTCGGTCGCAAGCCGACGGCGATGGACACCCTCTACTTCGACCCGAACCAGCCTCGCGACTGGCGGGGCCGTTGGGTGAGGATCCCCGGCCTCAACCGGCTCGGCGAGTACCGCATCGAGCACACCGCCCCAGGGCCGGGCGGCGGAGCGCGCGCCGACGACCTCAACAACCCGACGACCGCCGTCTTCCCCGACGACATCTATGACAAGAAAACTCAGCTCCGCTACTACGGCACCGGCGACGACGAGGCCGACCGGGAGAGCTTCAAGGTCGTCAACTCGGTGCGCGGTCAGCCTGCCGCCGTGATCCCCGTCTACCGGGCCGTCCCCGGCGACGTGGACGAGATCAACAGCGGCGACTGGGTGACGATGAGCTACTCGTACGCCTGGCTCAACGCCGAGCAGCTCTCGCCCGACGAGAACGCGAAGATCATCACGAAGATGGTGCCCGCCCGCGAGCTGTGGACGGACGGAAACAGCATCAACGAGTGGGGCTGGCATGAGGGCTCCGGCCGCCCGGTCGAGACGGACGACGTGGGCTTCTACCCGGAGGCGGAAGGGCCGGTGGAGGAGGACGAGATCGAGCGGGCGATCCGGGGGGCGATCGACTCCGCGCACGGGCTGGAGCCCGACGACGAGGGCGGCGTCTTCATCCCGGACATCCAGGCGGCGATCCAGGGAGAGCAGGCCCAGGCGATCGCCCAGCAGGTCATCGCGTCCGAGGCTGCCGGTGAGGAGATCCCGGTGGAGCTGTACTCGATGATCGACCAGCGGATCGAGGAGCTGGTCTGGGAGATGCGGCAGCGGACCGCGTGGCTCTCGGAAGGCCCGCCCGAATGGACGCACGAACGGTTCGACGGGCTCCCCGACGTGCCCGACGTGATGGTGAGCCTGAGCCAGATGCCGCGCGAGTCGGACGTGGAGATCCGACAGGCGCTCACCGACGCGCTCGAACGCTACCCCGAGCTGCGCGGCCACCTGGCCCGCGTCGTCCAGATGTCGGAGGCACCGCCCGACATCAAGCGCGAGTACGCCTACACGATCGCGGGCGGCTCAGAGCTGTTCGGCATCGCCGTCCACGAGCCCAGCGACGGCACCACCAGCATCTACATTGACGACAGGCCGGTCGTCGGGGAAGTCTTCGCGACCCAGACGGAAGCGGGGCTGCTGTCGCGCTCATCTGACAGCTCGTACGGTAGGGCGATGCACGAGATCGCCCACGCGAAGCACAACTACGAGTTCGGCCCGGCCGCCGCGGCGTTCAACCTCAACCGGCAGAAGATGATCGAGGACTGGACGAACGATATGGTCGCCGCGCTCACCGACGCGGGCCTCTTTCGGTGGGACGACCCCGAGGTGGCGAAGAAGGCGACGACCGAGGGCATGATGGCCTACCCGGGGGTCGAGGACGATCCCGAGCTTGAAGGCGAGTCTCGGCTCCGCGAGGTGACCTACTACGAGAGCGACCCGCTGGAGCTGTACGCCGAGATGTTCGCCATCTTCAATACGCCGGGCGCCCTGGAGAAGTACCCGCCCGAGATCCAGGCGATGCTCCAGGAGTGGCGCCGGTCGTTCAACGAGCGCCGCGGCAAGCGGCCGTACCGGCGCGAGGCGTTCAACGCGATGCGCGACACGGGAGCGTCCGTCTGATGCTGACTTCCGACCCTCGCGCCCAGCGCGTCCTGTCGCCCCCGACGATCCCGTGGCCCCCGGCCGTCCAGGCGATGATCGACCGGCAGAATGAGGAGCGCGGCCGCGACTACTTCGACCCCGACCAGGCCCGTGACTGGCGCGGCCGGTGGTCGAAGGTGCCGGGCGGGCGCGGCCCGCTAGGACTGCCGAAGATCCTCTCGGGCCTCGCGGCCGAGGCGCGCAAGGCGCCCACCTACGAGGAGTTCTTCAAGGACTTCGCCGGGCAGATAAAGCACGGCCGCTACTACCACTGGACGGACGACCCTGAGCTGAAGCTCGACCCGAAGCGCGCCCCCCACGACGCCTCCACGATGGCTCTCGGCGGCGACGGCGAGCCCGGCCTGATGGTCACCACCGACCCGGAGGCGTGGAGCGTCTACGGCGGCGAGCAGCTCGGCTACGACCCTGACTACGGGCCGAGGATGTCGGGCCGCCCCTACCTCGCCGTCATCGACCTCTCCGACGTGCCGCGCGATGCGTACCAGCAGGTGAACCGTGGCTTCGGCAACGAGTTCTTCGTCACCGACCTCTCCCGTGCCCGGGTGGAGAAGGTGCTACCCCGGCGGGCCGGGCTCGCCGATCACCGGCGGTTCCGGGCTGCCCTCGAAGATCACGCTGGGACGCTGGACAAGCTGCGCGATCTTTGGGAACGCGCTCACGAGCCCGAGGGCGACCCGGGCGCGGTGGTCGAGCAGCGGCAGGGCAACCGCACCACCTTCCTGACGGGGACGCTCACGCGCGACTGGGAGAACGAGACGGAGGACGAGTTCTGGGCTCGCCTCCGCAAGGTCCGGATGGGCGAGACGAACGACCGGATCTTCGGCCGCCGGGTGAGCATCTACGACGAGGAGAGCGCCACCACCCAGGCGCACCTCCTCCAGCTGCGGCTCCTCCCCGAGCACCTCGCCCAGATGCTCGCCGACCAGCACACCCACATCACGGTCGGCGACCGGCCACTGCCGGAGCTGCCCGGCTTCGAGGAGCTGGTCTGGGAGCATCCACGGGGTGTCGAGGCCGACGTGTCCTGGCGGGATATGGTCGGCGTACACCGGCCGGGCACGAACGACATCGGGATCGGCACGGCGCAGTCCGGCCAGGGCGCCCCAGCCGCCCCTCTCCATGAGGTGGGCCACGCGCTCGAAGGCAGGTTCCTCCGCCAGCAGCCGACTTCTCCGGCGGGCAGATCGTGGCCCGCCTCGGGCAACTCCTACTATGCCGACCTGCACCACTTCCATGAGCAGCTGTTCGACAAGCTGCCCTACTACCTCCAGCAGTCCGACGTGCCCGGCAACGCTGGGGGGATGAGCGAGTTCTGGGCGGACGCCTTCGCCGACGCGCTCCTCGTCAGCCGCGAGGAGTTCGTGCAGACGTACAACGAGGCGTTCGCGACGTGGATGGAGAACCGGCTCGACATCACCATCGGCGACCGCGAGATGCTGGAGCCCACCCGCCGCCGTGAACACGCCGAGCAGCTCTACCGCTGGGTGCTCTACGGGCCGAACGGCGAGCAGGGCGACGGCTGGCTCCCCTACCCGATGCCCGGCGACGACGGCCGCGACTACTTCGACCCGAGCCAGCCGCGCGACCCTCGCGGGCGCTGGACGAAGACGCTCAGCGGCGCCTTCGCGTTCTTCGTCGGCAACGAGCTACAGACGCCGGAGGAGCGGTACACCTCCACCGCCAGGGCTGCCCGCATCTCGCAGCAGATGGGCGCCCGCACCCAGCGCGTCCCGAACGGGATCGTCGCCCTGTTCCCCGACGTGGCGACGGCCATCACGGCGGCGCAGCGGACGAAGGCTGTCACCGGCGGCAAGCTGCGCGTCGGCATCTCCGAGGGGACGGCCGAGGACGTGGAAGGCGAGTGGATCTCGCCGGACGTGAACATGGCCGCCCGGGTCGCCTACGACGGCATCCCCGGCGACATCCTCTCCACCGCGAACCTGCCGAAGGACGCCGACTTCGACAGCATCTACTCCGCCAACCTGAAGGGGATCGGACCGACACGGGTCGCGCGCGTCGAGGCGGGAGAGTGGCCGCGCCCGAGCGAGGGGCTCCACCGGGTCGAGCCCGGCTTCACCCAGCATCTCGCGTTCGCCGATATGGCAGACTTCTCCGGCCGGGCGGAGGTGCTGGGCGAGAAGGCGTCGGCCGAGCAGGTGCGCGACTTCAAGGTGAAGGTGATGGCCGCCTACCTCGGTCACGGGGGCCGCGCCGTGAACCTATCGACAGGCGACGGCGTGGTGGCCGTCTTCGATGATCCGGCCGCCGCCCTCGGCGCCGCCGACGAGATCGCCCAGCTGGAGCCCGACCTCGGCTACAAGCTCCGCACGGGCCTCGCGACCGGCATCACCGCCGCCGACGCCGACACGCTCTCCGGCGAGTCGATCACCGCGCTCGTGCTCGCGGAGCGCGCCGACCTCGTGCAGAGGGCCGGGGAGCCGGGCGCGTACACGATCGACTACGACACCTGGATCCGGTTGCCGTCCACGGCCCGGGCCATGTTCCGCGACCCTGACGGTGACGGCATCTACCAGCACGTCCGCGAGTACGGCGACCAGGACCCGCCGCCGCCGGGTGTCCCGCCGATCCCTGGGAAGACGATCACCGTGGCGGTGACGAGGATCGCCCCGGCCGACACCGGCGGGTGATACTAGACGCATGACGCGGAGGCTCACAGGTCTGGTGGTCGAGCTGCGCGAGTACGCCTTCGATGAGCGGAAGCACCCGCGTCACAAGCGCGGCGACAAGCGGGGCGGCCAGTTCGCGAAGGTGGTCGGGGCTGTCAGCGCCGACGTGGACGAGAGCAAGATCTTCAAGTCCGGCTCCGCCGTCCACGACTGGCGCACCGGCAGGACGGGGAAGGTCGTCAGCTCGAAGATCGACCGGGGCGGCGGCGGCCACTCGGCGAAGATCATGGTCCGCTGGGACGACGCGAAGAAGCCCGAGCCCGTCGAGACGGAGCGCCTCAGCTCCGGCGAGAAGGGACGGGCGAAGCCGGAGGGCATCCGGGTCGAGCGCAGGAAGGACGAGAAGGGCCGAGACTCCGGCTGGAACGACGTGGGCGACGACGTGAACGAGGCGGCGAAGCTGCTCGCGGAGGGGAAGAAGGTGCGGCTCTCCCAGACCTCACAGGTGTCGGTGCTGCTGGACAAGCTCGCCGAGATGGTGAAGGACGCGAACGAGCGGGGCGAGAAGGCGCCGAACTACGACCTCTGCAACGTGACGGTGCGCGACACAAACCTGTTCTGCGCCGAGTCGAAGGGGATCCCGCGGATCAAGATGCCGCAGCTGAAGGGGAAGCCGCTCCCGGGCTCGAAGGCGGCGAAGAAGGAGCCGGACAAGCGGGGCGAGGTGGACCTGACTCCAGAGTTTCGCGCCTACCTGGAGAAGAAGGGGATCGCGGTCGAGGACGACACGCTGGCCGCCTCCCATTTCCGGCCCACTCAGAACGAGCTGAACGGCGCGAAGGTCGCCGGGATGGTGCAGGCGATCCGGGAGGGGAAGCTGGCGCGCGAGCGGCTGTTCGTGAGCCGTGACGACTACATCGTGGACGGCCACCACCGCTGGGCTGGCCTCGTCGGTGCCGACGCGATCGACGGGAAGCTCGGCGACGAGCAGCTCGACGTGGCCCGCTTCGACCTCGACATCATCACACTGCTGAAGGAGAGCAACGACTTCGCGAAGGAGTGGGGGATCCCGCAGGTCGGGGTCGGTGAGGGCGTCATCAAGCTCTCCGACTGCGGCTGCCTGTCGAACCTGGCTTAGGGCTCGCCTCGGGCATGGCGATACTTGCAGGGAGAGCGATGCCCGGCACCCTGCTGATCGAGTCGGAGGAGCAGCTCCGCGAGTTCCTCGACGCGGAGGAGCTGACGCTGGTCGAGTTCTTCGAGGATCCCGAGGCGCTCGAACACGTCCGCGACCTCGACTGGCTCATGGGGCTCGCGATCGAGGCGTCCATCGATCGGGCGTTCGCCGACGTGCCGAACTACAAGATGGTCACGCCGGGCGCGAAGAAGAAGCTGTCGGGCCTGATGGCGCACTACGCGAAGAAGGCCCACCCGTTCACCGCCTGCGTCAACGACAATACGAAGCGGTTTGGGAAGGACAGGGCCGAACGCATCTGCGCCGTCCTGAAGGACCTGATCCGCGGCACGACGAGCTGGCGCGGCGACGACGAGAAGAAGCTGGCCGAGTTCCACTTCGCCGACGCCGACGCGCGCGCCGACTTCCTGGAGTGGATCGAGGACGTGGACGAGCGCGCGTTCTTCGACCCAGACCAGAGGCGAGGGCCGGACGGCAAGTGGGTGGACGAAGGCGTCGGCGGAGGCGTGAACCTCCCGTCGATCGAGCCGGTCACCGGGCTGCCTCCTACGACGGCCGCGCGCGCGCCAGGCGTCACCCCCGTGATGTACGTGCCCGGAGACGGCAAGATCTACCGCGGCCCCGAGGGGGCTCACCCTCAGCAGCTTCGCAACAAGCTCGGGTTCGGTGACAAGCGCGAACGCACCGACGCCCGCTTCGAGGCGAACGTCGTCACGGGGCCGAACCGGCTGGGTGTCAAGCCGGGCATCCACCTGGGCAGGATCCGCGTCACGGACGCGAACCAGCCGCTTCCCCCGGCGAAGATGATCGACGGGCTCGAAGCGGAGTACCCGGACCTGCCGCTGTTCTGGAACGGCGAGCCGTTCAGTAGACGCCGCGACTTCGCCGCCTTCGAGACGGTGGACCTCGACGGCGTTCACCTGCTCAGCTCCGGCGGGCCGTACTTCGGTGCGGGCTCACCGAAGGAGGGCGACTTCTACAAGGACGCCGACCTCCAGCGAGTCGCCAACAACAACAACGCGCTCATCGCGGCCGGTGAGCTGCACCCGTTCGTGAAGGTCGGGCACAACGAGGAGCAGAGGCTCCTGAAGGAGTCCGGCTACTACGAGGACGAGAAGCCCGCCACCGGCGACCTGCGGAACTTCCGGGTGGAGGGCGGCAAGCTCCTCGCGGACGCGAAGGGCGTCCCGAAGAAGCTGGCCCAGCTGATCGGCGCTCGCGCGTTTCCGCGCCGCTCGATCGAGCTGAAGCGGGTCGTCTCTCAGCGGCTGAAGCCGGGCCAGAAGTTCGACGTGGTGACGGCCGTCGGCTGGCTCGGCGCGAAGGCACCGGCGATCCGCACCCTGGACGACGTGGCCGCCCTGTACGGGGACGCCGACCGGGCGTTCGAGGGCGCCGAGAACGAGCTGCGCTTCTACGTCGCCGACGAGGACGGAAACCCTCCGCCTCCGCCGAGGCTGACGCTCGCGAACCATGAGAGGCTGGCGGAGGCCCGCCGCGAGTTCGCGTTCCGGGAGGCGCTCCATCCGCGCGACAAGCGCGGCCGGTTCCGGAGGAAGGGCGGCGGCGGGATCCTCGACTCGACCGAGATTCGGAATCCGCAGGGGTACGACATCCGAGGCAAGAGCCCTTACTACGACCGCGCGCCGCAGGAGGGCCACGCCACCTCGGGACCGGAGATCAAGCCGAGCCCGCCGCTCCGGTCCACCTCGGGGCCGTCGGGTCCGGAGGACTACGAGACGGGCATGGAGGCCGCCGTCGCGCAGCGACTGGAGTCTAGGCGGGCCGCGCCGAAGGGCCAGAGGATCGCCGAGCTGCGGAAGATCGTGGACGAGCACCAGGCCGGGAAGGTCACCGACGCGGACGGGAAGAAGGTGACCGTCGATGCGTTCACAGCCTCGATGCTGGTGCAGGTCCATGACGCCCTGAAGCCGGAGAACCAGGACAGGTTCGGCGACGTGCCGCTGATGCGGCTCATCGACCTCGGCTACGGGAACACGAAGCCGCGCGGCGCGACGAACCGGCTCAACGTCCTGAAGAACTACCCGACGATGACCGACGAGCAGCTCACCGCCGAGCTGGCCTCGCTGGAGGCGAGGCTGCCGCGGATCACGGAGGCGTACGAGAAGAAGTCGGCGCAGGCGAAGCGTTCGCTGGAGCTGAGCCTGAAGCGGAACCCGCAGTCGCGAGCCTGGGAGAAGCATTCGCTGATGGCGGGCTCCCTCAACTCGGTGAAGCTGGGGACGGAGGGCGAGATCCGCGACGTGAAGGCGGAGATGGCGAAGCGCAAGCTGGCCGGTGCCCGGCAGCGGCTCGCGACGCGGGCGCCGAAGCTCCGCCGCGACCTCGACCTCGTGGCCCGCCAGGACGCGAGCCGAGCGCAGGGCCGCGTTGATGAGATCGACAACCGCATCGACAGCATCGAGAGGGAGATCGAGCAGGACTGGGGCCAGGGCATGACCGAGGCCCACCACGACGCGCTCCTCCTCGAACTGGCCCGCCTCCGGCGCCGCCGGGGCGGGGCTCCGCCACGCGCCCGCAAACTGGCGGACGCAAGTTCGCGAAGGGTTCCGCGCCGACCTGGCGATACTAGGGCCAGAATGCCGGAGCTGACCCTCACCGAGGAGCAGGTTGCCGCTTACGCCGAGGCGATGGAAGTCGCCCCGGAGGAAGTGACGGCGGAGACGCTCGCCGCCTATATGGAGGAGCAGCGCGAGCTGGCCGAGACGGCAGCCCGCGAGTTCTCCGAGGAGGCGAAGACGGAGTGGGAGCAGCGGGTCGAGAAGGCCGAGGCCGAGGCGAAGGCGGCGAAGGACGAGGCCGCCGCGTCCACGCGCAAGTTCTACGAGCAGGAGCGCGACTCGGTGATCGACCAGGCCATCGAGGACTTCAAGATCGAGCCGGGCAAGCGCGAGGACTGGATCGCTCGCTACGACGAGAACGCCGAGCTGACGCGCACCTTCATCGAGGAGCTTCCGAAGAAGGACGAGCTGGCGAAGATGTACGGCGACGACACGCCCGAGGGCGTCGAGGCGGACGACAAGCTCTACGCCGAGATGCAGAACCGCGGGCTCGCCCCAAAGTCCGAGGGGGGTGACGACTGATGGCCGGGACCGCTGGCGGAGTTGTCGAGGTAGCCCTTCCTGGCGATGTCCTCACCTACACGGTGGGGGCGACGGCAGTCTCGGGAGGCCAGCTGGTGGAGCTGGACGCTTCCGCGAACGTCGTCCATTGCTCGGACGAGTCGCTGAAGTGCGTCGGGGTCGCCATGCACGACGCCGCGATCGGCGCGAAGGTGTCCGTCGCCCGGGTGGGCGTGTGGATGCTGAAGGCGAACGGCTCCATCGCGATCGGCGATCAGGTCGCCCCCGCGGCGGCCGGGGACGTGAAGGCTCAGCCCGCCGCCGCAGGCGCGACGGCCGAGGACATCAACGACGCCCGGGCCATCGTCGGTCTGTCGCTCGCGACGATCACGACGACGAACCGCGGCAAGATCATGCTGAGGATGCTGTAGATGCCCACCTATCCCTCCAGCCCGACTCTCACCGTCGATGTCCTGCTGAAGCAGCCCCGCCTGATGGCGCGCGCGCTCACGGATCTCGCGGCCAAGCGGTTCGTCGCCGACCGGCTCCTCGCGAGGGGCACCCCCGAGCAGGTCGCCGGTGGCGCCGCCCAGTACCAGAAGTCCGAGAGCATCTACCTGGATCGCGACTTCGAGGAAGTCGGCGTCCGGGCGGAGTTCCCGCGGGCAGGCTGGTCGGAGGCCGTCTTCACCGCGATCGTCAAGAAGTACGGGCTCGAAGTGCCGATCGCTTTCGAGAGCGTCCGCCGCAACCAGCTCGATCAGGTCCAGCGGGCTCAGCGGAAGCTGGCGAACGGGATCGTCAAGTTCGTGGACACCGTGACCTTCACGATGCTGAACACGGACGCCGACGTTCTCACCGGCGCCGCGTCGGGCGACTGGACGACCGCGGCGACCGACATCATCTCGGACATCGCGACCGCCCGAGCGGCGATCGTGAACCAGGAGGAGGGCTACGAGGCCGACACGATGATCGTGAACCCGGCGCAGGAGCTGGATCTCATCATCGACGCCGACATCCGCAACGTCCTCCCGCGCGAGGGCAGCGCACCGCGGCCCGCGGTCATCACGGGCTCGGCGGTTCCGATCCTCGGCCTGGAGCAGATCCTCGTCAGCTCGAACTTCACGGCTGGCACCGTCTTCGTCGCCGACGCGGGCACGTCCGGCACCATCGCGGACGAGCTTCCGGAGGCCGGAGAGGGGTACGTCGGCTACAACCCGGGCGCCGGGAAGGCACAGGTCTACGTGAAGCGGTACATGGTCGAGGAGCGTGACGAGTGGATCGTCCGCTGCGCCCGCTTCCCCGCCATGTGGCTCTCGGAGCCGAAGTCCGTCCGGAAGATCACGGGGGCATAGAGATGGCCGACGCGAAGGCAGCGAAGAACCCGTACGAGCTGGCGCCTGACGGCACCGCGGCCAACCGCGTCGATGTCGTCATCTCGCCCCGGTACGACGGGATCGCCTGGCACGAGTCGAAGACGGGCTCGATCGCGGAGCAGCGCGCCTCGACGGTCTACTACGAGGTGGCCGATCACGTCGAGGAGGCGGAGGCGGAGGGCGAGGATCCCCGCGTGGTGAGCATCCCGGAGTGGGAGTTCGCTCGGCTCCAGAAGCTCGGCGCGGTCGAGAAGAAGGGCTCGAAGGCGGCGAAGGAAGCCGCCGAGCCCGAGCCCGAAGCTCCGGCCGAGGGCTAACCCCTCTTTAGGCGGGCCTGGTGGCCTACGCCGACATCGCCGCTACGAAGGTGCGGGCCGGGAGGCTTGCGAAGGCGTGGACGGAAGCCTCGACGCCCGGCGAGCCGGACATCGAGCATCACCTGGGGACGACGGCTGCGGAGATCGACGCGATCCTGGCGGCGAAGGGCTCGACGCTGCCGCTGGACGCAGCTGGCCCGGCCGCTCTGAGCCTCGCAGGGCTGAACGCGGATATGGCGCTGGTTCTGATGATCGACGCGACCTGGCCCGGTCAGGGCTCGTCTGAGGGCGTCCGGGAGATTCGGGAGCAGGTGATCGAGCGGCGCGACCTGGCGTGGGAGAGGCTGATCGACGGGACGCATCCGGCGATCGTCTACACGGACAGTCTCGCGTCGAGCCCGAGCGCCACCGACTTCTGGACGGAGGAGCCGAACTATCCGACGCCTGGTGAGGCGGCGACGATCAAGCCGGAGCACGCGCCGATGTTCGCGAGGGGGCAGAAGCTCTAGGCCCGGTTCTGCCGGTGCCTGGCGATACTACGGCGATGGCGAAGACGAAGAAGCTGACGGTCGTCGGGTTCGTGTATCCGGCTGAGCTGGCCGAGTCGAGCAGCCCTAAGACGTTCGGCGCGATGCCGGGCGTCTGGACGCCGGGCCACGTCCACCTGGCCGAGGAGTTCGGCCTGGCCGACGACGACCTCCGCGGCTTCATCGAGCAGGGCTACCCGATCCGCGAGGTGGAGGTGGAGGCGGCCGACGAGAAGGGCCTGGAGAAGGCGCTCTCCACCGCCCGCGTCGATGAGGTGACCGCCGAGGGTGTCGAGGGCACCCCGACCGCCGAGAAGACTGTGAGCGTCCCCGACGACGAGGAGAAGAAGTAGGTGCCCGGCGACTATCTGAGGCTCGCGATCGAGGAGACGCCCCGCTACGAGGGCGTCCAGGAGCTGGCGCCGTACCGGGTGTCCACCGTCCCCATCTACATGCCGATCCAGACGGCGAGGATCGCGCCCGGCGCCCAGTTCGAGGATCGCTCCGACGAGGCGCGCAACATCGAGGGTGGCGTCCCCCAGATCGTGGAGACGTTCGAGCCCGAGGGCGCGCTCGCTCTGCGCGCCTACATCAACAGCATGACCTTCCTCCTCCAGCTGTGCGGCTACCAGGGCACCGTCACGACGGGCGCCGGTGGCGGCACCGACGAGGTGCAGACGCTCACCATCACTGGCACCCCGACGGGCGGCACGTACACGCTCACATGGATTAGCCCGGAGGGCGTGTCCGAGACGACCGCCCCGATCCCGTACAACGCGACCGCCTCCCAGGTGGACGCCGCGCTCGAAGCCCTCCGGAACATCCCGGCGGGCGCGCTCACCTGCGCGGGCGGCCCCCATCCGGGCACCCCGATCACGGTGACGTTCGCGGCGATGGGCCTGGAGAAGCGGAACGTGAACCAGATGACCGCCGACTCGTCTCTGCTGACCGGCGGTACGACGCCGACCGTCACGCCGACCACGACGACGCCGGGTGTCGCCGGGGCCGTCTCCGACCCGGACGGGCGCACCCTTCCGGCGGGCACCTCGAAGTGGGTGTTCGCGAAGCGGGGCGGCACGACCGCGAAGACGGCGCAGCTGATCGCCGCCTACGCCGACGAGCTGGTGCATCTCCGCGGCTCCGGCTACGGCGTGTCCCAGCTGAGCGTCAACGCGGAGGGCGCGGTAACCGCCGAGCTGATGGGGCTGGTGCTGGAGAACATCGCCGACCCGGGATTCACCCCGTCCTTCGACGTGTCCTCGATCCGCCACGCGATGCGCGCCGACCTGTTCCTCACCTGGCTCGCCGGTGGCGGTGTCGCCGGTGACTTCAGCCTCCAGATCGCGAACCCGCTCCGGCGCGTCTGGACGCTCGGGCTCGCCCCCTCCTCCAAGTTCGCGAACGAGATGCTCCACGGCGACGAGCGCGTCCGCATCACCGGCGCGATCCCGAAGGAGATCCTGGACGACGACGACGTGAACGCCCTGATGGCCGGGACCACGTTCACCGCGAAGGCCCGCTGGCAGACGGTGGACTCCACCATCGCCGCGTCCGGCTACCCCTACTCGATGTGGTGCGAGATGCCGAAGGCTCAGTACATCGGCTTCGCACCCGACGACGTGGCGAACCGCCGCCGGTTCGGAGGCAACTTCGACTTCTGGGCGGCCTGGGACGAGAGCCTCGGCTACGACGCCCGCTTCACCGTCGTCGGCAACGTGCCCGCAATGGAAACGTACGTCTAGGAGGTAGTAATGGCCGGGCTTCTCGCCACCGTCTCGTTCGTCATCGCCGCCGTCATCTTCTTCATGCTCGGCGCGGAGTGGGAGGACGGCCCGGATGCCGCATGGGGCTTCTTCTTCGTCGCGCTCGGGCTCGCCATCGGCGGGCTCGGTGGCGCCTACCACGAAGTCCGCGGCCGCACCAGCCGCCAGTAGTGGCGAAGAAGCGCCGCGCCCGCGAGAAGCGCGAGCAGCAGTCGAAGCGCGACCGGGCGAAGGAGCGCGTCCGCGCGCAGGGCGAGCGTGTCATCCGCAGGGCGAGGTAGGCTCGGCCCGCGAGATGAGACGAAGGAGAGCGATCTGATGAAAGAGAAGACGCCGTTCACGGGGCTCGACCTCGATGATCTCCAGCCCTCGGCGAAGGAGCTGAAGTTCCGCGGTCGGGTGCTGCTGCTGCCACACGCCTCCCCGATCCCGACGATCATGGCGGCCGTCGCGCTCCAGGAGGAGCTGCGCGAGATCGTGGGGCGGATCGAGGAGATGGTCGAGCCGATGCGGACGGCCGCGTCCGAGTACGCCGACTCCGGCAAGGTGCTGGAGGAGGCGATCCAGAGGGACGACTACCCGGACGACGCCTCGCGGAAGAAGATCGTGGAGCCGCTGGAGGAGGCGTTCAACGCCTGCCAGCAGCGGTACATCGACGTGATGACGGAGGCGACCGAGGCGGAGGGCGAGCAGGCCGCCCTGAACGAGAAGCTGCTCGCGATCGTCATGGAGCTGGTGCGCGACGTGCCCGGGCAGGAGGACGAGCCCGACCTTCGCGTCACCCCCGACCAGGCGTTCCAGATCATCGCGTACGTCGGCGGCTCCCACCCCGGCCAGATGCTCGATGACACGATGGCCGACGCGCTCACCGGCGAGGAGATCTCGGCGGAAGCCGCGGACCCTACCCCGCAACAGCCGTCGGGCGAGAAGCCCGCGAAGCCGCGGAAGCCTACGCGCCCCCGGGCTCGCAAGAGCGCGTCATCCCAGCAGCCTTCGCCCGCGCCCTCCTAGACCTCGGCACCACCCGCGGCTGGGCTCCCCGCTGGTGGCAGGCGGAGACGTTCGACACGTTCCGGGCTCACTGGAAGTTCCTGCTGATCCAGCGGCGCGAGGAGCGCGAATCGCACGAGGGTCGCGACGAGTGGGGCGGGTCGTCCAGACGCGGCGAGTTCGGTAAGCCTCCGCCGATCGATCAGCTCTCCCAGTTGCCCGGCTGGCAAGGGTTCTCCCCGAACTAAGGCGGGCGATACTACCGCGTGGACGACGTTCGGTTTACCTTCGGCGGGGACGCGACCGACGCCTCGCGCGCGAGCGAGCGCGTCGAGACGAAGCTGGAGCAGCTCCAGCGGCAGGCGATCGAGACGAACGCCGCGCTGAAGGCGATCGGAGCCCCGCGGACGGGCTCCATCGCGCAGCTCGGGGCGTCCGCCGACCGTGACCGCCGCCAGGTCGATCTCCTCGAAGGCTCGCTCGGGAAGGTCGTCGGGACGATGACGAAGGTGAACGTCCAGTTCCGGTTCTTCCAGAACCTCATGGGCCTCATCAAGTGGCCCGCGATGATCGCGGCCGTCGGGTTCCTCACCCAGGGGCTGTCGGCGCTCGCGGCCGGGATCACCGCCGTGACGGGCGCTCTCGCCCCGATGTCGAACGCGATCCTGGCGCTGCCCGCCGGGATCTCCGTCCTCGTCCAGTCGATCGGCACGATGAAGCTCGCGTTCAACGGGCTGGACGACGCGCTGAAGGCGCAGAAGTCGGGGCTCGATCAGGTCGAGGCCGCCCAGCTGAAGCTCCGGGAGGCGCAGAAGAACCACCGCGAGACGATGAAGGAGGCGACGAAGGGCGGCCTGGAGTACCGGCAGTCCCTCGCCGCCGTCCGTGAGGCCCAGAACGCGCTGAAGGACGCCCAGGACGCCGCGAACCCGGCGCTCGAACGGTTCGCCGCCTTCATCGACCAGCGGCTCGAACCGGCGCTCGGGCGCCTCCGCCGTGCCGCCTCCCAGGGGCTCCTCCCGGGCTTCCAGCGGGGCATCGCCTCCGCGCTCGGGAACCTGCCCGGCATCGAGCAGGTCGTCGGCCGGACGGCCGGGGTGCTGGGCACCGGCTTCCAGGGGCTCGGCTCCCTGTTCGGCGAAAAGGGCTTCGGCCGCGACGTGAGCAAGATCGGCGGCACGAACGTCCGGGTGATCTCGCAGCTCAGCTCGGCGATGACCAGCTTCGCGTCGGCGCTCCGTCATGTGATGGTCGCCGGTGGCCCGTTCATCACCTGGCTCGCGCGCGGCGTCAACGATCTCGCCCAGTGGTCCGACCGGGCGGCGATGGCGGGCCGCCTGTCCGGCAGCATCGCCGAGCGGCTCGACGCGGCGAAGCGGGCGCTCCAGCTCGCGTGGAACGTGCTGAGGCCGTTCGGCGCCGCCCTCGTCAACATCTTCAAGGCGGCCGCCCCGCTCGGGCGCGAGGTTCTCACCGACCTGGCCGAGGCCGCCGAGAAGTTCGCTGCGTGGACGGAGAGCGCCGAGGGGCAGAACCGGCTGGAACGCTACTTCCAGGAGGTGAAGCCTGCCCTGTACGAGGTGGGCCGCCTCGTGCGCGACCTCACCACCACCTTCTTCCGGCTCGGCGACGACCCAGGCTTCGCCCGCTTCGTCCAGAAGATCCGGGTCGATCTCCTCCCGACGATCGAGCGGCTCGTCCGCGAGACGACCGCGAACTTCGGCCCGGCCCTCACCGACGCGCTCGTGGCGATCGCCGACCTGATTGCCACACTGGCGGGCTCCTCCGGCCCGCTGACGCTGTTCGTGACCGCGATCGGCCACATGGCCCGCTTCTTCACGAACATCCTGGAGGCGGCTCCTATCGTCCGCCAGGCGCTGTTCACCCTCGTCGGCTTCGCGACGACGATCGCCGCCCTGAAGTTCACCGGCGTCATCA